ACAAACGCTCCCTCCCCGAACTTTTTTCCACACGATCCGCGCTTTGTACCAATCACTTTGTACCAACCTCGACCCTCCATTTTCCCCTCCTGAGGCGGTGATCCCATGGCTACTCTGCGTGCCGTGAAGGCCGGCGAGAAGGCACCGCTTCCCGTTCACGCGAAGACCGTTACTCAGGCCGCAAAGTCGGGCACGACCCGCGAGCTCCTGGTTGCGACCCGCGACCGCATCGCCGTGGCGGTGGAGGACCCGAACACCGCAGCCCGTGACCTCGCTTCCCTGACGAAGCGCCTGATGGAGACGGTGCGCGACATCGAGGCCATTGACGCCCGGGAGGAACAGGAAGCGGGCAAGGGTGCTGAAGTCACAGATTCCGAGTTCGACGCCGAAGCTATCTGACGTTGCGCGCCATGTCGTCTACCCCAAGGGGATTGTCACGACGGAGTGGTCCCGGGTTGTTGACCAGTGCGCGAAGATTGGCGTCGTTTTCGATGGGTGGCAGCACGGCATCGGTTCGATTGCTCTAGGCAAGCGCAAGGACGGCAAGTACGCGGCCACGGTCGGCGGCGTCGTCCTTTCGATCCCCCGCCAGGTGGGTAAGACGTTCATCGTCGGCATGATCGTAATCGCGCTGTGCATCTTGCACCCCGGGCTTACGGTCCTGTGGAGCGCTCACCGCACGCGTACAGCCTCCAAGACGTTCGGCTCGCTCAAGGGCATGACTTCCCGCAAAAAGATTTTGCCGTTCATGCTTGACCCGCGCAACACGAACGGTGAGCAGGAGATCCGTTTCAAGAACGGCTCGATCATCATGTTCGGCGCCAGGGAGCAGGGCTTCGGGCGTGGCTTCGATGAGGTCGACATTGAGGTCTTCGATGAGGCGCAGATCCTCACCGAGAAGGCGCTCGAGGACATGGTGCCGGCGGCGAACCAGTCGCGACAGGCTTCGGGCGCTCTCCTGTTTTTCATGGGCACTCCCCCGCGGCCTACTGACCCGGGCGAGGAGTTCACGAACCGCCGGGCGAAGGCGCTTGATGGCCGCACCACGAACATGGTGTACGTCGAGCTGTCTGCTGATGCGAATGCTGACCCTGACGACCATGCGCAGTGGGCGCTGGCTAACCCGTCTTTCCCGCACCGCACTCCGTTGGAGTCGATGGAGCGGATGCGGGAGAACCTGACCGATGATGACTCGTTCATGCGTGAAGCGCTGGGCGTGTGGGATGCGGTCAACAACAAGCGTGTCATCGATGAGCTGACCTGGGACAACCAGGGCGATGCGGCTTCTATGGCTGTCGAGCGCTTGACCATTTCCATTGAGGTTCCGCCTGGTCGCAAGACTGCCGCGGTCGGCTTCGCAGGCCGGCGTGCTGACGGGCGCTGGCACGTGGAGCTGGACGAGGAGCGCAAGGGCGTCGACTGGGCCATCCCGTGGGTCGTCGCGCGCGCCGCGAAGAATCGGTTGCATGCCGTGGTTGTTGACGAGCTGGCCGGCCTGACCGAGCGACGCAGGGACAAGCACTACCTGATTGGAACCGACATTCTCGTCACCTTGGCTGCCGCCGAGGGGCGGGATATGGCGGTCGGGTTTGCGAAGTTCTATGACGGCATCCATGACGGCTCAGTGCTTCACACGGATCAGCCACAGGTAAACGTGGCGCTGTCTGGTGCCTCCACGCGCCCTCTTGCCGGCGGGCTTGCGTGGAACCGGAAAGATGCCACCTCGAACATTTCCCCAATCGTTGCTGAAACCCTCGCTCTCTGGGGCGCTCAGAACGACAACGTAATCCGCCCCACAAGGCGCACGAGCACAAGGACGGCGGTGGTGTTGTGAGTGAAGCTCTCCGCGTCTCTGGACTCTCTGAGGACGAAACTCTGACCCTGAACATGCTGGTGGAACAGCTTGAGGAGAAGTCGACCCGGAATCTGTTCCGCTCTTCCGTTTACGACGGGAAGCGCGCCATCCGCCAGGTCGGCACGGTCATCCCGCCGCAGTACCAGAAGCTCGGTCTGATCCTTGGCTGGAACGCGAAGGGTGTCGACGGGCTGGCTCGGCGGTGCAACCTCGAGCGGATGGTTTGGACAGACGGCGACCTCGGCGCACTGGGAATCCAGGAGTTGACGGACAGTAACTTCTTGCTGTCGGAGATCTCGAGCGCACGCGCCGACTCCCTCATCCACGGCGTCTCCTACCTGATCAACACGCAGGGTGGCGAGGGCGAGCCTAAGGCACTCATCCACGCCAAGGATGGCCTGAATGCGACGGGCACCTGGAACAACCGCACGCGCCGGCTCGATGACCTTCTATCGGTCACCGCGCGCCAGGAGGACAAGATCACCGGGTTCGTCCTGTACCTGGACAACGTGACGATCAGCGCCTCGCTAAATGGGCGGAAGTGGGCCGTTGACCGCGTGGAGCACACGTGGCATGTCCCTGCTGAGCCGATGGTGTACCGTCCGCGCGCCTCACGCCGCATGGGCCGGTCGCGCATCACTCGGGCGACCATCGGGCTCCAAGATGCTGCCGTTCGTGCGCTGGTGCGCATGGAGGGGCACATGGACATCTACTCGATTCCGCAAATGCTTCTGCTGGGCGCGAGTGAGTCTGTGTTCAAGAACGCAGACGGTTCACAGAAGGCTTCGTGGCAGGTTGCGCTTGGGCGCGTCCTGGGCGTGCCGGATGACGAGGATGCTGCAAACCCGCGTGCGGATGTCAAGCAGTTCAAGGCCGAGTCTCCCGCGGCGCACCTGGCGCAGATGAACGCGCTGGCGAAGCTGACGGCGCGTGAGTTTGACCTGTCGGATGCGGACTTCGCACTCACCGACATGGCGAACCCGACGTCGGAAGGCTCCTACTCCGAAGCTCGCGAGAACCTTATCGCCGAGGCTGAGGGCGCGATGGACGACTGGTCTATCAGCGTGCGGCGGGCTACGGCGCGCGGGCTCGCTCAGCAGAACGGCTTGTCGGAGGTCCCGCGCGAGTGGGCGTCCATCGACACCAAGTGGCGCAAGGCGCAGTTCGCGTCTCGCGCTGCCGAAGCGGATGCGGGCTCGAAGCAGCTCAGTTCGGTGCCGTGGCTTGCGGAGACCGAAGTTGGTCTCGAGCTCCTGGGTCTCGATGAGCAGCAGATCAAGAGGGCGCTGGCTGAAAAGCGAAGTGCCGAGCGTCGTGCCGCGGGACGTGCCGTTGTGGCGGCCCTGGCCGCACCCGTGACGCCTCAGGACAATGCCAACGGCGCGTGAGTCACGGGCCATGCTCCAACGGCTCACAGCGGAAGCTGTGGCCGCTGGGGTGGACCTGTTCTCGCGCACGTCTGGCACGCCGGAGGCGCGTCGGCTGATCCTGCTCGACAACATTCCGGGCTTGATCGACTACTACTCGGACGGATCATCGGCGCTTGCGCTGGACTTCTACGAGCAGGAGCGCGAGTTGGCCGGCGCCACGTCGCCGTTCGTCCCGCAGATTGTCGAGACGGACCGGGTTGTGAAGACCCGCAGCGCGATCGCGTGGTCGGCTGCACCACTGCTGGTCGATCCCGAAGACGTATTGTCTGTCGCCTCACGCATGGGCGAGTTGATTCAGCTTGAGGTTGCACGCCCGTACAGGGACGCAATCTTGGTCAACCAGAAGAACGACCCGTACGCGATTGGTTGGCGCCGGGTCACTGCTGGCGGTTGCAAGCTGTGCCGAATGCTCGCCTCTCGAGGTGCCGTGTATCGGCAGTCGAGCGCGACGTTTGCCACGCATCCGAACTGCCATTGCACTGCGGAGGCAGTTTTCCGCGGTGGCGAGTCTGGCCCGGAGGCGTCGGTCATGCAGTACAAGGCCAGCCACAAAGGCCGCACGCCGGCCCAGAAGGCCGCATTGCGCCAATACCTGGACGACAACTACTAACCCCCAAAACCATCCCCAGCCGCGACGGCTGGCGGATCAACGCGGCGCGATGCCGCATCACACGAAAGGCCGTCATGCCAGACCCCATCGTTCCCACCGAACCCGTCATCACTCCGACAGCCACTCCTCCCGTGGAGCCCGCGGTTGCGCCCGTGGAAGCACCCCTCGGCGCTCCCGGACTCTCCGCACTGCAAGCTGAGCGCGATGCTCGAACCCTCGCGGAGAACGAACTGAAGGCGCTCAAGGATCGGGACAAGACCGATGCGCAACGGCAGGCGGACCGCACCGCAGAGCTTGAGGCTGAAAATGCCCTGCTCAAATCCGGTGCACTTCGCTCCACCGTGGCCGCCGCCAAGGGCGTACCTGTCGCACTGCTTTCGGGCAGCACGCAGGCCGAACTTGAGGCGTCCGCAGATGCGCTCATCGCATTTCGGGGAGCACAGCCCAGCACCCCGCTGGTCGTCCCCAACGAAGGCAACAACCCCCGCCCGCAGCCGAGCAAAGACGCGGAATTCGTTTCCGCTCTGTTCGCTCCGGGCGACTAAGCGTAAAGGAAACCACTCATGGCACTTCTCGCCACCTCGGGGCTCGTACTCCCCAAGAACATCGCCGAGGGCATGTTCAAGAAAGCCGCAACCGGTTCCGCGATCGCCGCCCTATCGGGCTCCGAGCCGCAGAAGTTCGGTGAAGTCACCCACATGACCCTCACGGGCCGCCCCCGCGCCGAGCTCGTCGGTGAGGGTGGAGACAAGGGCGACACCAACGCCACCTTCGGCTCGAAGGTCGTCACCCCCCACAAGTTCCAGGTCACCATGCGATTCAACGAGGAGGTGCAGTGGGCCGACGAGGAATACCAGCTCGGTGTGCTGCAGACGCTCTCCGATGAGGGTGGACTTGCCCTCTCGCGCGCACTCGACCTCGGTGGCTTCCACGGCATCAACCCGCGTGCGGGAACTGTCGCGGCCGGCATCGTTGCGGGCGACCGCATCGCGACCACGACCAACATCGTGGAGCTCACCACCGCAACGCTGCTCACCCCTGACATCGTGCTCGAGCAGGCCGCCGGCCTGATCATTGCGGACGGGTACATCCCGAACGGAACCGCCTTCGACCCGCGCTACGCGTGGACGATCGCGACTGCCCGGTACGCGGATGGCCGCAAGAAGTACCCCGAACTGGGCTACGGCGCGAACATCACCTCGTTCGAAGGGCTGCCGGCGTACAGCTCGTCCACAGTCTCCGGTCTGCCGGAGGCGACGGACACGAACGTCAAGGCGATCATGGGCCAGTGGGATGCGTTCCGCTGGGGTGTGCAGAAGAACATCCCCGTCGAGCTGATCAAGTACGGCGACCCGGACGGACTGGGTGACCTCAAGCGCAAGAACCAGATCGCGCTCCGTGCAGAGATCGTGTACGGCTGGGGCGTCATGGACTTGGACGCGTTCTCCGTCGTCGTGGACAAGGTGGCGAACGTCTGATGAGTCGGTTCATCCAGAACGGCACGGGAATCGTCGTGTCGGTCGATGACTCCAAGGACGACCGTTTCGCCTCCGGGTGGAAGCCGTTCGACGGAGCCGAGTCCCCCACGAAGTCCGACACCCCGGACAAGTCGTGGAAGGTCGCCGAGCTCAAGGCTTACGCCGATGAGCACACGGTCGACCTGGGCGATGCGACGAAGAAGGAAGACCTTCTCGCCGCCATCGATCTCCACAACGAGTCGATCGAGAACGTCTAACCAGTAGAAGGGGGCGGTCATGTCTGTGACTCCCAGTATGATCGCGGTTGCTCTCGGGCAGGCCGCCCCCGAAACTGGCTCCATTTTGGAGCAGCAGTGGTTCATGTGGATCGATGACGCGCTTATGCTCATCGAGGCTCGGCGCCTCGCTGTTGCGCCGGAGTTCTATCCGGATGAGGCGAAGCTTGATTACGTGGTGCGCACAGCAGTCGTCGCGCACCTGAAGAAGCCCGACGACGCCACGCAGGTCACGGTGGCGGTCGATGACGGCTCGAGCTCGCGGACGTACAAGTCGGGCAAGGGTCGCGTGACGATCCTCGATGAGTGGTGGCTGCTGCTCGGCCTCACTGAAACGTCGGGCGCGTTCGCAATCGACATGGTGGGCGTCGCCTCGAGTCACCTGCCGTGGTGCGCGGGCATGTTCGGCGCCTTGTACTGCTCCTGCGGGGTGGACATCGCCGGCCGCCCGATCTTCGAGGGTGGTGACTGGTGAGTCTCAACGCGGACATTCTGGCAACCCTCCCGTTCCTCAGGGCTCAGGCCAACGCCCGCATGACCGAAACCGTCCGTGTCGGCACCCTAACCACCGGCGAGTTCGACCCGATCACGAACACTTACCCCGAAGTCCTCACGCTCCACTACAGCGGTCGGGGCCGCATCAAGTACCCGTCGATGGTCGTGTCCGAGAAAACCCCCGTGGGGCAGGTTCTGGCCGTGCAGAGCGTGGTTCTGTCGCTCCCGGTTGGCATGGCGGGCGCGGTCGAGAAGGACGACACCGTATGGGTCGATGCTTCCGAGGTTGATCCTGACCTTGTGGGCGAGACGTTCCGCATTGACGGTGAGTCGCAGAAGGGCGCTGTAACAGCGGCGCGCTTTCCGGTGGTCACGATATGACCGCCGACGCCGACTTCTCCGAGCTAAACCGGCTCGCACGAGATCTCAGCGAGGTGCCCAAGAATTCCGGCCCCCTCCTGCGCAAGGCCGTCGAGGTCACGTCGGGCAAGATCAAGTCCTCCTGGCGCGACAGGCTCAAGGGTTCGGCCACTCTCCCCGGACTCCCCGGCGCCGTGTCCTACGACATCGAAGCCACCGGAACCACGTTGGCCGCGGAGATCGGCTTCGACAAGTCCAAGCCTCAGGGCCCACTCGGCAACATCTCTGAGTACGGCACCCCGAAGGTTGCCCCGCGTGGTTTCGGTCATGCGGCGCTGCAGGAGAACGCCGACGACTTCGAAAAGGGCATCGAGATTGCCATTGATCAAGCGTTGAAGGAGGCGGGGCTGTGAGGGTTCATACCAACTGGCTCAAGTCCACCATCAACGCAATCCCGCAGCTCACGAATCGCGTCTATGTCTCGCTCGCGGTAAACGCCGACAAGTCAGCCGTGAAGATCCCCTATGCGGTGATCCACCCCGCTGACGGCAGCGACCAATCAGACCGGCTCGCTGGCCCTGCAGTAGTCGCGCACCCGCGCTGGGTTGTGCACACGGTCGGGCTGACTGCTGATCAGGCGCAGGAGACTGCGGAACTGATCAAGGCACGCCTCATCGTCGGCGGCTTCGGCGTCGTTCCGGTCATCGCGGGTGAGCACCCGTGCGCGGTCTGGTATTCGGTCCCGCAGCCGATGGATGTCGACACCGACGCTTCGCCGCCGACGATCTTCCATACCGCGGAAATCGGCTTCGAGTCCACTCCCATCTAACCCACCCATCACTTCACTGGCCGCCCGGTCGGTGATTCCGGCATGCCCGGAAACTGAACCCCGCTAAGGGGCAAAACCGAAAGGACCACCCCATGGCAGACGTCGCCGACACTGTTCCCCCGGCAATCGACCAGAAGGGCAACACCGTCATCTGGTGGGTGCCGACCCTGGCCGACCCGAAGGCCCCCAAGGCTGCAACCGAACTGGGTGCGGCCACCGCGTTCAGGATCACCCACTCATTCACCCCCGCGGGCTGGACGCTGGCCGGCGCGCAGACGACCACGCTTGATGAGCGCCTGGCGCTGATGACCCCGCTCGAGTCGCTGGACACGCTCACCCAGACCTTCGGATCGGGTGTCGTCTACGTGGCTTCGACTGCGGCAGGCTCGGCGGCAGTCGTGCTGAAGCTGGACGCCAACGCTTCGTCCAAGTCGGGCTACTTCGTTGAGCGTCGCGCCATCTCGAATGGCGTGGTTGCGGCCGCAGCTCAGGTCGGCCGATCGGTGCCGGTGAACCTCGGCCCGCAGATCCCCGGGCCGATCGACGGCACCGGCAAGTTCACCATCACCCAGCAGGCAGCACTCTCCGGCGCGATCGTGGATTGCGTCTTCGCGGCCTAACCCAATCCCCTGCAGGGGCGTGCCCACAGTCGCGCCCCTGCAGGTTCCACCTCACCAACTGTGGACTCAACTGTGGAGGTAACCCCTATGTCCAGTTTCAAAGACCGTCTGGCCGCTGCCAAAAGTGCAGCCCGTCCGACACGTGAAGTCACCGTTTCCCTTGACGCGGATGTGTCCGACAAGCGTGCCGCCCTGCAGGCTGAACTTGAGGCCGCGCGTGCCAACCCGGATGCCCGCCTCGCCACGAAGTCCGCGCCCGAGCTGGTGCAGGAGAAGCTTGACGAACTCCTGACCATCACTGCTGATTCGCTCATCGCGCTGCGTTTCTCGCGGATGCCCGGGGATGAGTGGGCGGAGATCACCGCCCGCTGCCCCGTCCGCATCGACGCGCCGGTCGACCGTCAGTACGGCTACAACATGCACGCTGTCTGCCGCCTTGCCGCCCCGCTGTGCGGCGTGCGCATCGAGGACGGCAAAGAGGTCGCCCTTGAGGTTGTGCCGGCGTCTGCTGGCGTTCCTGCCGTTGACGAGTGGGCCGACCTGTTCACCACCATCAGCGGCCACGAGTTCGGCTTGGTCATCGATGCGATCTACGAGCTGAATGAGTACGAGCCTGCGCAGCGGGTGGCGCAGATGAAAAAAGAGTTGGCGACTCGTCCCGCCTAAGAGACGAGATGGCTCTTGCCGAACGGATGCGGGTTTCCCCGCGTCGTTTGGCGGGCTGGGAGCCAAAGGAAACCACGGAGTACTTCGATGCGGACGGCCTGTTGGTCTTCCGGTCTGTGACCACCCGCGAGGCGGAGTGGGACATGGAGCAGGTCGACATGCTGCTGGCCGCGCAAGCGTTCAAGGCGGACATCGGCCCGCACGGTCACCTGCTGTCGAAGGCTACGAGCCCCGAAGCTGACCCGATGAACTACCGCTCCTCGCTCGGGTACGTCGGGCACGGGCCGTTCTGGGACTACGCCAAGAAGGCCGAGCTCGACCGGATTGACGCCTACAAATCGCAGTTCCCGAAGGACTCGCCGCCGAATCTAAACGGCGCGTACTTCACCGTCGAGGAAATCGGCGGCTAGCCACAACTGAACAACTACCCCGGAGGTTTCCAAATGACCGACAGGGTTGTAAAAGTAAGTCTGATTGCTCAGGTTTCCAACTACGTGTCCGGCTTCGAGCAGGTGCGCAAAGCAAACGTTGCAGCTGGCTCGGCCGCGGATCAAGCTCGGGCGAAGTTTGAGGCTCAGACCCAGGCTATGCAGCAGGTCGGCACCGGGCTTATGGCCATCGGCGCGATCGCTGCGGTCGGCGTTGGTCTGGCAATCAAGAAGTTTGCTGACTTCGATGCGGCGATGTCCGAGGTGCAGGCGTCCACGCACGAGTCCGCTGAGAACATGGGGTTGCTGCGGGATGCGGCGATCGAGGCTGGCGCTTCCACGGTATTCACCGCCACCGAGGCCGCGAACGCCATTGACGAACTGTCGAAGGCCGGGGTGTCCGCTGCGGACGTGCTGGGCGGCGCCCTGGCGGGTTCCCTGGACCTCGCGTCGGCTGGCGGTCTAGGTGTGGCTGACGCGGCTTCTATCGCCGCCACGGCGCTCACACAGTTCAAGCTCGAGGGCAAGGACATTCCCCACGTCGCCGACCTTCTGGCGGCCGGCGCGGGCAAGGCGCAGGGGTCCGTGCAGGATCTCGGCGCCGCGCTTGCCCAGGGTGGCCTCGTCGCATCTCAGGCGGGCATGTCACTCGATGAGACAACGGGCGTGCTCGCAGCGTTCGCATCCGCCGGTTTGATCGGGTCGGATGCCGGCACTTCGCTGAAGACCATGCTTCTCGCGCTTGAGAAGCCCTCCGGCAAGGCCGCCGAGCTGATGGAGAAGTACAACATCTCCGTGTACGACGCACAGGGGAAGATGCTGGGCATGTCCGCGATCGCGGGCCAGCTCGAGAACGGGCTCGGAAGCCTCTCCGACGAAGAGCGAAACTTCGCTCTGGCCACGATCTTTGGTACCGACGCTGTTCGGTCGGCATCCGTGATGTTCGACCAGGGCGCGAAGGGCATCTCGGCGTGGAACGACAAGGTGGCCGATTCCGGCTACGCCGCCGAGACTGCCCGGATCAAACTGGACAACCTCAATGGAGACGTCGAAAAGCTCGGCGGCGCGTTCGATACTGCGCTCATCAAGGGCGGGTCGGCTTCCGACTTGGTCTTGCGCGGATTGGTTCAAACGGTCACCGCCCTTGTGGACGTGTTCAACGGTGCGCCGCTGGGCGTGCAGCAGGTTGCGCTCGCACTGGGCGCCGTGGCTGCTGCGGCGGCTCTTACAGGTGGCGCTTTTCTGCTTGGTGTGCCCAAGATTGCACAGTTTCAGGTGGCGCTCGCAACCCTTGCGGCGTCGGAGATGCCCGCCGTTGCAGCGAGCGCCCTCCGCATGCAGGGTGCGGTCGTGAAGTCCGGCGCCGCACTTGCCACCACGGCTAAGTTCCTCACCGGGCCGTGGGGTGCTGCGCTCGCTGCCGCCGCTGTCGGCGTCGCCCTGCTGGGGCAGTACTTGGAATCGCTGAGGGCCTCGTCCGAAGAGGTGTCTAACAGCATGAAGACCGCGACCTCAGCGGCCGAGATCTTCAACAAGGTCGGGGAGGGTCGCGAGTGGACCGCACTGGCAGACGTGAAGGCGCAGCTCAACGATCTGCCGTGGCTGCTGCAGGAGTCGGCTGAGCAGAGCGAGAACATGTGGGCCAGGTTCGGTGCCGAGGGTTCGTTCGGGGCGTTGCAGGCGTTGAAGGATGTTGGGACCGAGCTTGCGAAGACGGCTGGTTCTGACCTGCCGGAGGCGCAGCGGGAGTTCCGGCTGCTGGCCAAGGAGACGGATGGGACCGCGCAGTCGCAGTGGCGCCTGCTGTCGTCCATGCCCGCCTACAAGGATGCGCTCACCGAGCAGGCGACTGAGCTGGGTATCAACGTCACCTCGACCAATGAGGCTGCGAACAAGACCGCGCTGCTGGGTATCGCGTTCGGCGATGCCACGCCGACTGCGCTCGATGCTGCTGACGCGTACCTTGCGGCTGCAGATGAGGCGTCGGGTCTGAACGAGCAGGTGGCCGCGCTCATGGAGTCGATCAACCTGGCGAACGGTGTCGGGCAGGATGCGGTTTCGGCCAACGCGGCCTACCAGGACTCACTCGCTGGGATCACCGAAGAGGTGGAGAAGCAGAAGGAAGAGTTCATCAAGCTGCAGGAGGACGCGTACAAGGCGGCCAACGGCACCCTTGACGGGTTCGTGGGGACGCTGGACGGGTTCACGTTGAGCCTCGATGAGTCCACTGCCGCCGGCTCGGCTAACGCCTCGATGCTCTCTGATGTTGCTGCTGATGCGCAGGCTGCTGCGGAGGCCGTCTATGAGCAGGACTTGAAGACGATGAGCGCGAAGGACGCCGCGGACAAGTACTCAGCTACCCTGGCGACGAGTCGGGACGCGCTCGCGGAACAGGCTGCAGCGAGTGGGTTCAGCGCCGACGAGGTGCAGCGGCTCATCGACAAGGTGTACGCCCTGCCCACGCAGGCGCAAACGCAGATCCTCGCCGAGACTGCGGATGCTGCTGCGAAGATCCAGCACATTCAGGATCTGCTCAATGGCATCGGAGGAACGATGACCAGCCATATCGCAATCGATGGTTCGGGTGGAATGACGAGGGCTGAGGGCGGTTCGGTCTACGGGCCGGGAACGTCTACGTCCGACTCGATCCCGGTGTGGCTGTCGAACGGTGAGGAAGTCACTCGCACTGCGATGGCTGAGAAGCACCGGCCACTGTTGAAGGCGATCAACGCTGACCGACTGGATGAGTATTTCCGGTCGGCTTCCCGTCACGCGAACGGCGGCACGGTCGGTTACGCCACCCAACCGCAGTACGTCCAGTCGGGTCACACGTACGGCGGCAACTCGTCGTCGGTGACGAAGAAGTCGATCAGCAACACCTTCAACGTGACGGATGGCCCGTCTGCGAATGAGCTCGCGGAAGCGGTGCTTGCGAAGCAGAACTACCAAGAGAGGTCGTGGTAAATGTCCGCTCTTGACATCCGCATCGGCACGTTGAAGTTTGACGGCGGGCTCGGCAATGAGGGCTTCTATATTCGGGAGTGGTCCGGCTGGACGAAGCGCCCGGGCGAGAAGCGGGATGACACGCCGGTTCAGGGTGGCGACGGTGACTACACGATGCCGGGTTATCTTGAGCCGCGCATCCTGACCTTCGCCGGCCCGTGCATCACGACCTCCGCGGAGAAGATGGAGCAGTACGGCGAGCAGCTTGCGGGGCTGTTCGCCGATGGCGTCCGGCAGGTGTTTGTGGATGGCCCGAATGGTACGCAGTGGGGTTGGGCGCAACTGCAGTCTGATGGCCCTGAGTTTGACTCTGAGATCTGGGGTCAGCGCAATCAGTACCAGGTGGTCCTCAAGTTCCCGAAGCCGTACAAGTTCGGTGAGCCGGCCAAGCCCGGGTTCGTTTCGGGTGAGGCCGCCTACCACTACGGCAACTACAAGGCGCTGCCCATCCAGACCATCTCAGGGTCGGCGCCGGGCTACACGCTCTACGGCCCGAACGGTCGTCGCATCGTCGTGGACATCGCAGTGACGCCTGGTCACGATCACGTCATCGACTTCTCCACGATGACGCTGTTCATCGACGGTTCGCAGGTCCACGGGCACATGCCTATCGCGCAGTTCTGGCCGATCCCTGGGGGTGCTCAGGTGGTGCAAACGCTCATCCCCGATTCGGGCGCACTCAGCCTGTCGTCTCTCGTTCGAAGGACGTCAATCTGATGCAGGTCGTGGATGTTGTTGATTCTCAGTCTGGTGTTCGGCAGTCAACGGTTTTCCCTTCGGACGGGTCATTCAACCGGGTCCTGAACGATATGGGCACGGGGTCGCACACGTTCCCGAACGCGATGCCGTTGGGCTCGCGCGCCACCCTGCGGTCCCTGTATCAGCTGTGGGCGCGCACCGTCGTGGTGTCGATTTTCCTGGATGCTTTCGGGCTGCAGAAGAAGGCGCTGTACGGCGGTGTGATCCAGTGCCGCTCGTTCGATTTCAACAAGGGCGAGCTGGACATTCAGCATGCGGACATCCGGTCGATTCTGTCGCGCCGGTACACGTTCGGCACCAACGGCTATTCGGGCAACACGTCTGACAATAAGCTTGAGATCGGCAGTCACACCCTCGCGGCCATTGCGCCGTGGGTGGTGTGGGCTGGCACTCAGGCGCGGACGGACGGTAACTATTCGCTGCCGATTGAACTGTCTGATTCGTCCGAGGTCGGCACCGGCTACCGGATCTACTACGACTACAACTTCACCACCCTCGACGCGGGCTTGAACGAGCTGCAGGATGTTGGCCCGGACATTGACTTCGAGCCGATGTGGAGTGACGCGGGCACCTTCTACTGGAAGATGCGCACCGGTACTGCCGCACAGCCTCAGCTCACCGGGGCGCGGTTCGACTGGATGCTCACTGCGCCGGAGCCGGGCATCTTTGACGTGAAGGTGACTGAGGACGGCACGAAGATGTCGACCACCTCGTTCGCTGTCGGAACGGGTTCCGAGGTGGACATGATGGTGGCGACTGCCACCGGCTCATCGTCCCTGCCGGCGCTTGAACGCATGGTGTCGTACAAGGGTGCGGATCAGGGCATGGCGGTGTTGCAGGCTCACGCGAACTCGGATCAGGCAACGCACACTCTGCCGACTGAGCAGTGGGAATTCTCCATCTTCGCCAGCAAACATCCAACTGCGATCGCTCTGGGCGTCCTGCACTACATCGGAGTGTGGGACCACGGATGGCAGCCTGACGGTTGGCGGAAGACTCGTGCAATCGGCTACTCGATGACGGTTGGCAGCGACAAGGTGCGGATCCAAACTCAACCGATTGGGGGTGCGTGATGGGACAGATTGACAACCTGAATCAGTCTGAGCAGCGCAAGCTCATTGGTCGGCAGAAGGTCACAGACGTTGCGGTGCCGCTGGGCAAGTCCGCGGTGTCGACGCCCGGCAATTCAACCCGCTTCATTGGCAACGAGTCGCTGAAGGTGCTCGGCTCGCAGCTGGTATCGGGGTGGCTCATCGTCACGGGCACGCTCAAGCTGGTCGGAGCGCTGGTGGTCGAGGGCATCACTACTATTTCGGGGGCGCTGTCGATCACCGGGCCGAACACCAGCATCACCGGGCCGTTCCACGTGAGTGGCAACACTGACATCTCGGGCAACTTCGAGATCACGGGCCCGAGTACGACGATCACCGGCCCATTCCACGTCGAGGGCAACACCGACATCCAGGGCAACCTCGAGATCCACGGCCCGAGCACCCGGATTATTGGTCCCTTCCATGTGGAGGGCGACCAGGACAACACGGGCGCACTGTGGATTAGGGGCATCACGTCGCTCTCCAATGACCTGCGCGTCCTGTCGGGCGGCAAGATCACGGCAGGCGGCACCACGATCAGCCCCACGGGCAACATCCAGTCGGCCGGCACTATCCACCTCGACGCGGCCGCACAGGTGATCGTTGATCGAATGTTCACGGTCGGTGGGCTCGCATCGTTCGCCAACACCGTCACGATGGCCGGATCGGCGACTATTGCGAGCGACCTCACGATGGGCGGCGATTTCCGGGTCAACTCGGGGTGGGTCCTGAATGCCGCCATTGGCGGCACGACCAGCCCCGTGAACATGCGAGTGTCGGACAGCGGCGTGTATCAGAGGGTCACGTCTGCTGCCCGGTACAAGATTGACGCGCAGGAGATGGAGGTGCCTGACGCGCTGCTTGACGTGCCGCTGAAAGACTGGGTTGATCTCAGCGCGGCAGAGAGCATTTCGGCACTGCTCAACGCGCCGCGTCCGCTCAATCTCGTGGAACAGGCCGTATGGGATGACGCGACGTTCAAGCGCGTCCCCGGTGTCATCGCTGAGGAAGTTGCCGCTGCGGGCGGCGAACAGTTCGTCGAGTACGGCAACGACGGCACTGTCCAGGGTGTTGCCTATGACCGGCTGGCTCTCGCTCGCACTGAGATTGGCGCACGGCGTCAGGCCGCGTCCGACATTCGCATCTCGAAGCTCGAGTTAGAGCTCGCCTCGGCCGTGGCAGCCCTTGACGAGATGCGCAGGCTGCTGGCCGCTTAGTCGGGCGGTGAGGTCTGGATCTCCGTTGGGTGAGCGATCTCCTCGGCGATGCGCGCGGCTTCTGCCTCGCGGATGGGGGCGGCGAATGCTTCTTGTACGGGCGCGTCGTGCTCCTTGCAGAGGGTGAGTGCGGCAACGATCACCATTTCCTTGTTGGTCGCTTCGGTGCCGTTCGCCACCGGGGCCATCGTGGTTGGGTCTTCGCCGGCGTCCAGGCGGGCGCACACGTCTTCCCCCACAATGAGCGCCTCTGGCGCGGGGACATCTTCTAGCCCGACAATCCGGTGCGTCGCGGTCACGAACTCCTCCTGCGCCGGCGTCGTCGGCGCCGCGGTGAGGGCTGGCGCGCTTGCCCGCGCACCGTCCCCGGGTGCACTCGCAACCGCAGCCCCGCACCCGCTCAACGCGAGCACAACCACTGCGAACACTGCGAACTTCCCCATGCTGACCATGGCCGAAGCCTATACCTCGCTCTCACTTTTCAATCCCCCGATGGAGGGCACATGTCACTCGTTTCTGGCAACTTTTTTGATCTTGGCGCGTACAGCATGGGCATCTATTCCACGACGTTGGAATTCAAACTGTCCGACACTGCAACAGAAACTGGCGTCGCCCGGATGGCACTTTCGGGGACAAAGACCCGATCCGTGACGGTCGACAGCGCGACGGGCAAGTGGTCCCTGTACATCGTCGCCACCGAGGAGATGCCCCAGGACCGTTACTACACGATCACGGCGCACTACTTGAACGGCGAGAACATTCCGGTCGGGTACGAGGAATTCCCGTGGCAGATCCGCGTGCCTGAGGGCGTGTGGAACTTCGCTGACCTTGTGCGCGACTGGTCGAGCCCGCTGGCGGTCGGCATCTCTACCGCTCCCCCGTCCCTGCTCCCCGCCTACTGGCTGAACCCCGACACCGGCGACTTTTCTCGAAAGAAGGCTTGATCATGGCGACTGCCGAAGATTACCAGCTCATTACGAACCTCAAGGGTCCGCGCGGACTCACGGGCGAAACTGGGCCTCGAGGGCTTCCCGGTTTCGAGGCAGTTCCGACCGACGCTGGGGTTGCCAGCCTCGTCGGCACCCCAAGTGAAACAAAGGACGCCCTGGACGCGGCGTACGTCGCGATACCAACCTCACAGGACGCCGGCTGGATCATCACGCCGCCGTCCGGTTATGCCCGGCCGTCGCGCGCTGGGCTGGTTGTGACGGGCGACTCGAAGGCGTACGGGAACTTCGGCAACACGGTCGCTGGCGACGGCGGCACGTTCGTGGCTTACCTCGCGTCGGGATACTGGACTCATGCCGCGATCCTGCTGAAGCAGCGAGTGACCACACACATTGCTGGGTACCCGGGCGGTGGCACTGAGGACCTGATGCCCCGGCTGGACGATGATGTGCTCAGCCTCGCCCCCGACTATGTGCTGCTTGATATTGGCACCAATGATATTCGCGGGTTGAAGAGCCGGCTGGAGATTATCGCCAACCTGACAACGCTCTACAACCGGATTATCGCGAGTGGGGCGATCGTTATCGCCACGACGATCATGCCGGCGGGGGACATTTCGACGGAGTCGCGCAACGACCAGCACCTTGTGAACGCTTGGATACGTGCGAACGCCCGGACCAACCCGCGCAACATCATCCTGTTGGACTGGGCGAAGGTCCTCACTAACAGTGCGGGGTTGCCGATCCCTGAGTACTTCGACTCCATTGGGGTTCATCTCAACAGCTTGGGCGCGTTCATTGTCGGCACGTACATTTACGAGCAGCTGAAGGGCATATTGCCCATGAATGATGCACTATTCAGTGCGCGCGACCCGTTCAACTTTGTGAACAATCCCGCGATGGAGGGCATCAATGGTTCGCCCGGCCCTGGCCTGGCGCAGTACTGGACGACTTCCGGTGTCTTGGGTGCAGCTAAGGTGCCGCGCACGGACGGTGTTATCGGCGAGTGGCAGCAGATCACATTCAACCCCGCTGGCATTGGCTACCTCAGGCAGGCCGTGGGGTTGCCCTCGGCGGGCACTGTGATGCAGGCGATGGTTGAGTTCGAGAGCGACGCTGAGGGGTGGACGGATGGCACATTCGACCTGTCATTCGTTGCCAACGATGTTGGGTTTTCCCGCAGGATCACCGCACTGGCATTGTTCACGGGTGACGTGACTGTTGGCGGTCGGCACCCGTCGGGCGTGCTGACCACCCCCGAATTCGTTATCCCTGCGAACGTGTCCATGGGTGAGATCGCAGTCGCCAAATCGGGTGGCGGGACGATGCGGTTCGGACGAATCGAACTCAGGATGGTCGACGCGCGGCTCTAGCCCGCCTGCGTATAGGGAGCCTTTCGGGGCTTCCTGCTACCTGATCGCCCAAGCCCATTGCGCATCTTCGGCGCATTCCGGCGAGCACGTACCAGATCCCAGGGTTGCGGGCGAGTTGCCGCAGCCTGCACAGCGCTCACCCGCACGCGGGAACAGTCGCTTCCAGAAATCGCTCATGCCCGTGAGCGTACACGAACCGTAACCCATTCGAACGGGAGTCCTTCGGGGCTCCCGTTCCCTCAACTCGAAGGAGCCTCATGGCAAACACGATTGACGAGGTGATCCAGTACGCCAAGGATCACCCGAAGCGCGACGGCAAGTCGTGGGCGGGCTGGTGCGAATCGTTCGTGTGGCGTGCCGGCGGATTCAACGGGAGCTTCTCGAGCGCACTGCTCGCGGGGAACGCATCGGGCGACCTGAACGGCGAATGGGCCAAAGCTCCCCGCGGCGCAATCCACTATTGGGCGGGCGTCGGCGGCGACGGGCACGTGGCTTTCGAGCTCGGCGGCGGCACCCTGCTCATGGCCTCCTCGCGCACCTCGAACTACGGCACCGCGCTCGGCACCATCCACTTCCTCGACTACGGACTGCCCGAATACCGCGGCTGGACCATGCGACACGGAACCGAAACCCTCGCCGGTGTTGCCGCATCCGCAGTCGCCAGCACCAACACCCCAATCGTGATCGACAACCCGAAGGAGAGCATCACCATGGCCGAAGCCTACGTCGTAGCCCCGAACAAGAAAATCATCCACTTCCAGCCGGGGGTGAAGGCCGAGTTCGACAGCATCGCCGAGTACAACGATTGGCGGTCTGCCGTGAACTTCCTTGTTCAGCACAAGGCTTCAGACCTGCTCTCCCCGCCGCCCATCGATGACGTGCCGAAGGTTGAGTGGCCCGTGTTCAAGGCGTTCTGCAAGAACTTCAACGTTTCCGAGAAGTAGCAGATGTGCCGGCACGCATGGTCCAACACATGCGCATGCGGCCCGTGCTGCGACTTCTGCAGATGCTCTGCCTCAACACCCGCGGATGGCTTTCAAGAACCATCCGCGGGCTGATCCCTTCCATGCACTAACCACGAAAGGGGGTAGCTCATGGTAGCTGCTCACGCCGACGACACGCCCAAACGCATCGAGGGGATCGCTCAATGACGAAGGCCCCCGACATCACAGACGCAGGGTGGACCTTGGAGTCTTACGCCATCCACGCAGCCGAGTTGCGCCGAGCCGATGAGCGGTTCAACGACGAGCGCGACCGCCGATACACAGAGGTCAACATCGAGAAGGAGAAGGCGCTCAAGATCAAGGAGACTGCTGACCTCGCCGCCCTCTCCCTGGCCCGCGAATCGCAGACGTACAAGGAGCAGCAGAACGATGCTCTCCGCGACAAGAACCTCTCCGAGTCTGGGGTTTACGCCACCACCGCCAGTGTCAACAGTGCCATCGAGAAGCTTGAGCTAGGCGTTGCGGCGTCGTTCGAAACCCTCATGACGAAGCTCGAACCATTCATGAACGGGTCCATCCAGCAACAGGGCCAAACGCAGGGGTCGAAAGCCCTCTGGGCTGCCATCGCCGGTGTCATCGGTGTCGGCGGCATCCTCATCGGTGCCGGTGTCGGCATCTACTCAGCACTTCCGCACTGACCTAAGGAGTCACCGTGATCAAAAACCCCGCCGCATACGTCAAGGCCTACGCCGCATGGATCGGCGGCATTCTCTCTGCCGTCATCATCGCCGCACCCGCAATCGGCATCGGCATTCCCCCGTACGTCGCACTCATCTCCATCATCATCACCGCCGTCTCCGTGCAGCAGCTCCCGAACAAGCCCACCGTCTAACCCGACCCCCGAGGAGCATCACATGGGCATCATCACGTTTGACTACCGGAAGCCGACCCCTGATGGTGTCGATGTTTCCTCGCCGGGTCGCCTCGAATTCGCTTTGCGTTACAGGGAGGTGGAGGACGGGGCCATTCGCACGACAGCCCCGTTCTCTGTCTCCCTCGCAGACGGTCAGGTTGATGTACCACTGTCCGATACGGGTTTGGCACAGTGCTGGCAGATCCGCGAATACGGGGGAATCGCTGGTGCTGCAATGCATTACGTCGCCGTTGCTGGGGATGCGAACTTCGCCGACCTGGCGGAGGTTGACCCGACGACGCTCACACCAACCCCGGAAGCTCTGGCCGGCTGGACCGAAACCCTCGAGTCCGTTGCCGCTGCTGCCCTCGTTGTCACTGAGGGTGTTTCCACGGCCACAGAGAAGGCATCCACAGCGACCACGGCGGCGTCTACGGCCACGGGGGCGGCTTCGGCGGCTTCCGGTAGCGCGAGTGACGCTGTGGCCGCAGCGGGCGACGCAGGGACCGC